TTGTAAGCCTCTTCGTTTAGCTTGTTGTTTTGCTGTTCAAGATCGCCTGCCAGCTTTTCTTGCGCGTCATAAAACGCCAACGCTGTTTTTAGATTGTCTTTAACAATTTTAAGCGCTTGATCTCTTGGGATTTGCGACAGCACAGTAGCTGCGTAGGCGTCAATGCCTGCTCTGGTCGTTATGTCAACCAGACTAAGACTACTTTGCATTTCCATTTCATCTAGCGTATTCACAAAACTGATTAGTTTCATTGCTGATGTAGGTTCAGCGCCATATCGGTTGGATACATATCCTGACGCTACATCCACGCGCTGGGCAAGGTTAGCCTTGCTTACGGCAGCAGGATTAAACTTGCCATTCTTTACGCCGCCTTCAGTCATGGTAGGGTTTTGAGCGTCAAACCATGCATAGTAATCACTGGGAGTTGCGCCGATCTGAGACAATGCCGCAACAGCGTTTGTCTGCCTTGCAGCAATCGCCGCTTGATCGCGCTTGATGATCTTATCATCAACTACGCCTTGCAGCTTGAACCTGCTTTGGATTTCCGATTGATTAAAGCTGAAGTCTAGCTTGCGTCTGACGTTGCTGTTTTTCACTCGGCCCAAAACGTTGGACTGAATGCTTTTCATCCGCTTTTCCCACAGCTTATTTCCATCAAAGATATTACCAATATCGTTTGACCGGGATAAATCATATGTCGCTGTGCGGATTTCCTCATCCAACGCCAATGCTGTTTCGTTATACTCTGCATCTGCAATCATCTTACCGCGCTGCTCGGCATATTCGCCAACAGCGTCAGCCAAGGCGCGGGTGGATGCGCCTTTTTGCAGTGCCGCCTCAACGAATGGCCGCGCATCCATACGCGCAGAGAATGACCGCCCCGGTGCTTCATTGGTGCGCTGCGCATCAGATCTGTAAACTGGTATTCTCATCCAAAGTATCCCGAACCTGATATGCCTAATGCTGCGTTGCCAAAGCCTGAGATTAGGCTGGCCTTGCCTTGGCTTCTGTATGCTGACCGGGACGCATCGCCGCCCATTCTGGCAAGCTGTGCCTGCAATCGCGCATCCTCTTGCTGATCGCTGATCTGTAGGTTTGTCATCTCGTTATTAAACTCAGCAACACTCATTGCGTAATCGAACTCACGCGCGTTGGCTTGCAGTACGGCCATCGGTGTGCCGCTAGACATATCCACGCCAGCGTAGCCAAACCCAGCCCTTGCCGCGCCCTGCACCTCGCGCTCGAATGCCTCGCCTGCGCGTTCCTGATCGATCTCAAAGTTTTGATTGATGATGCCGCGCTGTCTGGCCAGCAATCCAATGTCACGCTCTATTATGCTGGCGTTAAAGTTAGCTGCCCTCTGCGCTGCTGCGCCTGCCGCGTTGGCTGCGTTGCGCGAACTGATGCCGCCAACAATGTTTGCTCCGGCCCCAATGACTGCTGCGGTTGCGCCCATTATTCTACTCCCAACCGCTTGCTGTAAATCGTTTCAGTGCCAACAAAATTCAGCCGCTGAAGCAGTTTATCAAATGGCTTGTGCATTTTTGTGTTGATCATCATTACGCTGACGCCAGCGATTGTAAGCTGCTCTTCAGCAAATTTAATCAGCCGCCATGCGGTAAAGCCTTTGCGATACGCCGGGTCTACATAAATGGCATCGTTGTGGCTAAACAGATGATCCGCATAATGTAGGTGCGGCACGATGATGTTTACAAAGTAGCCCACCAGCTTGTCACCTTCGCGCGCTGTTGAGCAATGCAATCTGCCGTCATCGTCCATTTGGAAAAATGCATCCCAATTGACGTTTAAATTGATCGTGCCTTGGTTTAGCGCGACCTCTTTCCAATGGTTTTCAATCAGCGGCTTTAGTTCTTCGTGGATGTCTCTCAGCCGCTCAACGTGATATAGGATCATGTGTCGAATGTGTTCATGCGTGGATACAGCGCCAGCACAGTCAGAGGCAGTGCCTGCGATTGCCGCACATAGATCCTGTCGTTGTTGTCATAACCGCCGCGAAATTCTACGTCCTTATCGCCAGTAAACAACGGAATGCCTTGATCCATCGCCATGCTGCTGTCGCGGAACGGGATGCGGTCTAACTCGTCAGCAGCGTTGCCGACTTCAATACCAACAGTCTCATTTAACCGCAGCGTGACAGCGTGAATGCGCTTGGGCTTGCCTTGGCTGGTGCCGTCCTCAGATCCGCTTTCGATCCGCATGGTCTGCATATTGGATGGGAACGAATACCCAACCGCTGCTGTGGTGCTGCTGTAGTCCAACGTGATCCCGCCGCCGCTGACTGTCTCGTCAGGATGCGTTGCGCCATTTGCTAAGATGGTCACGCTCTGGCCTTCCAGATGGTACAGCCCGGTCAGGCTGGTGGTGGCAGATCCGCTGTACGCCAAGCCGCCGTCAACAAAAAATGCAGATGTGGTGACGCTGCCAAAATCAAACACCTTCAGCACCTCAACGTAGCGCTTGGTCTGTGAATTAATCGTGCGCTTGACGATCATGTAAAGGTCATCATTGCCAGTGTCTGTCGGCAACGGCGCAATGCTTTCAACAACCGCTTGACCTGTGCCAAACACGCCGCCGATCACATGCTTGTGCCAGCCCACAACATCCTCTTCGCGGCGATATGTCATGCCCAGCAAAGTGCCGTCAGACCGCAGCGCCCAAATGATGCTTTCGGGTTCCTGTTGATAAGCAAACTGCGTGATGCCGCCATCTGTGATGTGTTCAGCGAGGATCGTCATATCAGGCGCTTGATAGCCTGACGTGTTTACATCGCCAGCGAACTTGAACTCTCGCACCTTGCGGCCACCACGTTGCGCAAACAGCGTCACGTCAGCAACTTGCACAGGCTCAACAGCGGCAGATCCATAATTCGAATATTTTCTGATTAACGTGGTAGTTGGCGTAACCGGGCCATCAGATGTTGCCGTCACTACATACTCGCCAGCAGTGGTGCCGACAGTCAGCACCCGCGTTGGCGACAGGTAACGGATCGCGTTTACTTGGTTTGACGCAATGGTGTATATCAGGGCGTCATCTGCGCCAGTGCCTGTGGTCATGTTGAGGTAGTCAGCGTTCTTGCTGAACCACAGCGTCTGCGGGTTGTTGTTTGTATTGCCAAAGACTAACCGCTGCTCAAAGAACGTCACCACTGACGGGTAGTTGTCTGATGCATTGTTGAGGTTTGGCGATGGTGATCCGCTGATCGATGGTGTGGCAAACGTCCAGTTGTTGTGATCAGATCTGACTAGGGTGCGGATCGCGTAGCTAGGATGCACAAAGTACATCGTGTCAGCAGATTGCACAAAGCGCAGATCAAACAGCACAGCTTCCGGGTATGGGCTGGCCAGTTCAAAGATCTCGGTGGCAGTGCCGCCGCTGGTGAACGTGGTAAAACTGGTGGTGTTGATTGCAGTGCTGTAGAGATCCGTCAGGGTAAACGTGTTGGTTGTGCTGTTGGCAACCCGGTAGTTCCTGCCGTTTAACTCTGTCATGCCGCCAACAGACGTGATGTAAACCTCATCGCCATTGCTGAAACCGTGGCTATTGCTGGTCAATACGCCGGGGTTGGCTTTGGTGATCGCGGTGATTGTCTTGGCTGTGGCGTTTAGCACCTGAGCGCCGTTTCTGTAAACGCGCATGATGCTGTCGCCAAACTCTAATATATATGTGTCGCTGGTTTTAAACTGAAACGGGATCAGGCGCGCTTTGACGCTAGACGATTTGACCTCGCCAAGAAATTCTGTGCCGGGTCTGCGCTTCACACCGCCCTGCGGCATAACCACCATGTTGGTAAGATCTGCCAGACCTTCGCGGTATTTCTCTATACCTGTGCGGCCTTCCAGCAGTGGGCTGATTTCACCCGCTGCAAAGCTGCTGAATGATGGGGCTGATCGCGCCATCTAGTAACGCGCCTCAATAAAGTCAGACGCTTCTATGCGCCGGGTTGCGCCTTCTGTGCTGTCAACGAAGCGCGCTTCTTTTAGCGACTGATCGTATGCTGATGTGGTGATCTGCACCATGCTGGTTGACCCGGTGATTGCGTAGGCCATTTCAGCAGCCAAGCGCATAGACAATGCCTCAATTAAGCCGCTGTCATATTCGTTGGGATCTGTGATGCGCGCCACGTATTTGATTTTTGCGGTGCCTTCATCGGTGACGATGTTGCGGCCTTCGATGACAAACGCAGGGCCACCGCTGTTGTTCATCATGTTGTCTTGGGGATAGGACATGCTGCCGTTGCTGAACTCCAGCACTCGCAAGCAATAGGGATCTGTCGGCAACGGGTATTGGTGAGCATAGCCAAATGTCGGGGCTGTGGATGATTGCGCGAGATCCTGCCTGCGGATGAGGCAATTCCACGGATGTGCGCGAAACACGCTGTCGCGGATGCTGTCATATCGCTGATTGACAATTCGGGCAGCTTTGCTGTTCTCGTCAAACGCAGATATGTTACTGGCCCCCAATACGTTCAACGCATTGTTGGCGATGTCCACCGTTGAGGTCATCTGGTCACCAAATTTTTAGGGGGTGTAGAGAGGCAGGGGCAGCAAGCCGCCCCCGCCGGGTTAGTTAGTCAACAGCGTATTTGATGGTCACCTCAATGGTGCCAGTGCCAGCGGCACCGCCCATCGTGACAGTCGCGATGACGCCATCTTCATTGGTGTCAGTGACAGTGCCAGACCCCAGCGCCAAGGTGGCGATGATGTCCACCTTTTGCGCTGATGTTGACGCAGCCGCAGCTTTGTAAGCCGCCGCAGCCGCTGACACAGCAGTACCCGCCGCATTGGTGTGGGCTGCATAGCCGACACTAAGCGTTGTGCTGCTTCCTAGCGCGTCATGCGCCAACGATCCTTCAATCAAGCGCGCGCCGTCTGGCAATGTGAACATCTCAATGACATCGCCAGATGCCAAGCTAGATGCCTCATAAACGCCATGTGCAATCCGCACACGTCCACCCATTGCATTGGCAGGGTTTTTCGTGATTGGGGTTGCGCGGGAGTTAGTTCTTTGAACAGAATAAACAGTAGCCATTTTCTATCTCCTTATTCCGTACACGCGATTTCAACGACCTTGGCTTCTTCCATCCGGGTCGCGCCAATCGTCTGGCAGTAGTACACCTGAGTAGCGTACGATTTGTCGGAACGCTCATCGATCCTTGCTGTAGGCTCCTTGCCCATCGCCAGTTTGATACCATCGCCAGCAAAGGCGATTACGGCGCGGTTGCCGTCACTGTCAGTGGTCAGACGATTAGACACGATAAAGTTGAATCCCAGATACGAATTAATCTCTCCGGTTGTTAAGGCGCGTACAGTATTGAAATCACTCGACGTGACCTGTGTTGTGTTAAGCAAAGCGCTGATCTGATCTGGCGCGCAAACTAAGTAACGCGAGATTGATGGATCAACGCTGCTTTCGTCCATGATTTGTTTGGCCGATAGCAGTTTAGCGATGGTCAAATTAGCCGAACCATGCGCAACTTTTTGGGTGCTTGGCAGGGCAGTAGATGTTGAACCATCTTTGCCTGTCTTAGCTGTCCCAATCGCGGCTGCGATGATCACGTCATCCATTGCACGGCCCATGGCACTGGCAGCGGCACGCGCATAGGTTGATGTTGGATCAACCAGAAGGCGAACTTTATCCTGATCATCAATCAAGTCAGCGTATTCATAGTCTGACATTGTGACCATGCGGCGGCTGTGCGGTGTATCGATTACATTACCTTCGAACAAGATCGCTAATCCTGCCCCGCCCTGCTGGGCCGCTGCATGTCGCCATGCAGATGAGACTATATCACCATCCCAATGGGATGCTCTGCGCTTCGACCCGCTTGGGTCTACTCCCCTACCGGGGATAGTCGTTGCACCTTCCCTTTACAGGGCTTGGCTCAGGATTATCTCAATGAGACTTCCCCTGAGTTCACAGAGTTTTTCAAAGCAGATTGCTCTGCTAGGCCGCTAAAGTTAACGGGGTATCCGCATGACGGGTTGTTCTGAGTACTGCGGCTGCAGAACCCACTTGGTCAAAGACAATATCTTCGCCTGATTTCGCTAGAACCAGACCGCCTTTCGGCTGCTATGAGTTTCCCCATAGATGAGACTATATCACCACCCTAATTTTTAGGGTGCTATGCGCTTCGGGCCGCTTGGCCCTACTCCCTTGCGGGATAGTCGTTGAACCTTCCTCGTTAGAGGCTTGGCTGCTGATTGCCCTCGGCTTTATACGTTAGGGGTTCCCAGCAATTCACACAGTTTGCATCTGGCTATTACTAACCAGTGGCCCTCTTATGTTAAGGCTTTTTCGCCGTTGACGCTTTCGACATCCACTGCATTACGCAATAGCGATCCCATCTGTTGGGAAAGCATTTGAATATTGCTGGAATACTGGTTGACGAAAGCTGTAGTGATTTGTGAAGACATTTGTCTCACTCCTAAGCTTATGAGATTAAAGGGTTTATCGCTCGGTTATCCCAGCCGGGGCCGTGCTTGACGCCGCCAGCATACAAGTCAGGTAAGTTTAGAATTGTATGATGACGGTAAAGGTTGTCAGCCTGCTGGTCACACCAGCGTGATGCGCGGGGCCGTAGCTTATCCGCTAAACTCTAAAGGTATTCGCGCAGGCGTAACGCCTCTTGCACGTATGCTTCACGCTCCGGGTGATCACGATCCCAATAGGGGCCGTCCCGCCGCGTAACCTCACTTAGCTGGCGTTGCGCCTCGTCTGGCGTCATAACCATCTCGGCTGTTTCTCCGATCAAGTTATCCTCACCGATCTGCTCGGCAAACGCGCTGAACATCCTGATGATCTCCGGGTGATCGCCCAGCAATCTGCCGTCAGACAGTTCAACATCTTCTAAGATGTCTACCTTATCGCCAAGCATTTGCCTTGCTGCGCCCATTGCCATTTCCATGCGCTGATCGAATGCCTTGCCGTACTGCTGTCTTAACTCCTGCTCACCTTCATGGCGCAGGGTTTCAGCCTGATCAGCCCGGTCAGTTGCCATCTGGCCTAAACTCATGTCCATAAACTCAGCCACGCTTTGCGCTTGCTTGCCTGATAGGCCTGCCTTGAATGCGCTATCTCTAAAGCCTTCCAACGTGCTGTCAGCCAGTTGGCCTTCTAGCTTGAACTCGTAGCCGTCAGACGTGTCGGGTCTGCCGCTGTGAATGTGATGCTCAGTCCACTGATCATCTGTCCAAGATTGCTGCGGCTTGCCGATCTTATCGCCGCCAATCATGCGCTGGGCATGTGTGTATGATTTCGCCAGCGCGCCAACATCGTTGAAATTGCGTAAGCTGGGTTCGCCGCGCAGATCTTCTGGCAGCGTATCTAGGAAGCTAACTGCCGGGGCTGCTTCAGCCACGTCTGGAGATCCCGCTGACGGGGTTGCCTCTTCGCTCATTTTGGATTTACCTCTTAGGTTTGGCGTCCTCAGACAGCATCCGGGCGATCAATAATATTGCGCTACGCTGACCCTCGTTGAACGCTGTCTGGTGCGGATCGCCCTGCACAAATGTGGTCTGCTCAAAGGCAAACCGTGTTTTAAGATCAGCCAGCACAGTCTCGCCATCTTCGCTATTAAACGTGCGGCGGTATGCTAACTTCAGATCTTCGATTTGCTTCATTGCTGCAGCATGTCCAGACCGCCGACAGCTTTAACCATTGGTGCCGCTGCGCCCATCGCTTCAGCAGTTTGCGTCTGTTGGTCAAGCTGCATTTGTTGGGCTTGCTGCGCCTGCTGTTGTTCGCGCATCTCTTCAACTTCCTGATCGCTGCGTACAACCCTAGCGGGTATGCCTGTGACTTCAACAAGGTACTTAACTAATTTATCTGTATCCAAATAGTCCATCACAGGTGCAATCTCAGCGACCTGCATCATCACCTCAAAGCCGCGCAACATGCTTTGCAGATCTGTTAGCTTCTGCGCTTTCGCCAATGGGCTGACATACTCAATGTCGATGTCTTGGCCTTGCAGGGCCTCCGGGGCGGGTGGGAGAAGCCCCGCCCGGAGGAGCAATCCGAACGATCTGCTGATCAAGGGCTGTAGTAGTTCAGATTGCAAACGCGATAAAACCGGGCCAAGCACTCTCATGCGCTCTTCGTTCATCTGAAGCACTTGCGTGGCAGTCATCTGTGGGCCTTGCTGGGCCGTTAAAAGCTGATCAACAAAGAACGCCTGCCGAATAGCATTGCGGCGCTGTTCTTCCATGTTCAGACCCAGCGGATTGTTTGCGCCGATCTGTAGTGGCTCCAGCCGATCACGGGTGCCTGCACGGTAGAAATTCAAGCTGCCGGGGGTTGTTCTCACCGGCAACATAAAGCCATCATCTGGCACCATAAGCGGTGGATCGATTTGCTTTTGTGCTGCCCTGATCGTCACCTCAGACATTTTGTTCAACATCTTAGTGTCTGGCAGGGCGTTCATGCTGACAGATCTGCCGTAGCTGCTACTGCTGTCTTTATTGAAACGCGGCACCATGAATGGGAAATCGTCAAAGCCGCCTTCACTCAGCAGCTTGCGGCTGTCAGCGTGGTAGTAAATGCTGGCAAACGGTTTGGCTTTAGCCAGCTTGCCCTTGGCATCTGCGCGCGGAAACACAACGTGGATGATTTCGTGTTCTTTGTAAGGTTCTTCTTTCAGATCCTTAATGCACTGAGCAGGTAAAGCATCAGCGCCGAATTGCTGCTCCATTGCACGGGCTGTTAGCTTGAACTTTCGATAGACCGTATCGACCTGATCTTTGGCATTCTGGCTGATGTAAATTTCGGCAATGTGACGGCTGCTGAACTGCAAGCCTTCTGCATCGCCAGTGACATAAATGGCAGCGGTGCCAAAGGTCACTAAATCGTAATACAACTCGTGGATCTCTTGCTGGAAGTTGCTGCGATTGAACGCCTGATACATCTGGTCGATCGCGAGTTCCAACCATTCGTTAGCTTCGTCATCACCTTGCAGCGCCGGGTTGCGGTATCTCATGCTAAACCACGGGGTGGATGGTGACGTGAGCATGCCATGCAAGCTAGACGCCAGCAGTTCGACAGCGTGAATTGCGGTGCCGTCAAAAATGCGTTCGGTGCGCTTATCGCCCTGGGTGCGCTTCCGGGTTATCTCGGCTTTGCGCGGCAGCATGTAATCTGCCAACTCCTGCCAATGGCTTTCCCAATTGCTGCGCTGAGACTGCAACTGCTTAAAGCGCCGATCAAGCTGCGCAATCATCGGGGAAATCTGCATCAGGACAGCCCGTAGCTATTCATCATTGACTTGCGCTTGGCCTTTTTGGGATCACCGCCCTGCATGCGGCCTTCCATCTTCTGGCTTGCGCGCTCCAATGGGTCAACAGTTTGACGGCGCTTGGCTGGCTGGGATGCCTTGGCACCCATTTCGCCAGCGATGTTTTTCTTTTTATACATCATGATATTAATCCACCCATAAGGCTGCGCTTTTTGCGGGTGCTATCCTCGTCAGACAGCAAACCTTTGGCGCTGGTGGCAATCGTCGATGACCTGCCTTTTTTCTGCGCGTCAAGCAATGCTTGCTCAGTTTCGCCAATGGCGTCAGGGTCAGGAATTGTTGGGGCAGCGGCTACCGGGGCTATGCCGTAGTTGGGCGCAGAAACTGTCATTGGCAGTGCGGCTTGGCGGGCGGGGCTATCGTCGTTGCGCAAAAGCTGAAAGTCCCTGATTGCGTCAGCTTCTCTTTGCTTGCGTTGAGCCGTGCGCTGCCTAAAACCCTCGGTAGGCTCCATGCGGCCCAAACCAATCTTTACATCGTCAGCCGCTGCTGATGCCATGCTGCCCATATCTATCTCCTTATGCCGCGAACGGGTTGTACTCCATCACAGCCATTTGCTGCGGTACTCTCTGGTGATCGCGGGGTTGCCGCATTCCAACGGCAAGGTATCTAAAACTATCGCTGGCATGAGATGACCAGTCATGCACAGGGGATGCTCTGAAAGATCTAGTACGCTCGTTGTACGCCCGGTGGTATTGTCGCAATGCCTCTAGCCCGTCTTTGCAGCGCTCTCGATCAAAGTAACACCGGGGTATCAGCATCTGTGCCGCGTGAATGCCGTCTTCCAAAGGCAGCTTAGGCACGACGCGGAAATTCAAGCCAAGATCCCACGCGATTTCACGCCGTGATTTGCCGCTGCCTAACTCTCTGACTTCAATGTCGTGCGGGGCGTGGTGATCGCCATAAACATATCTTCTGTCAGTCAGCATCTTGCAATAATGCGGCAAGCCCTCGTTGCGCGCCTCGTAGAAGTCAATCACGTGGATTGCCCTGCCAACAGTTTGGGTAAACCAAATTGACGTGCTGTCACCCACGCCAAGATCCCAAAATGTGTCAACCTTGTGTGCCGGGTCATAAGGGACGTTGCAGATGCGGCCCTCGTCTTGCGCGGCTTCCAACTCCTTGCCGTAGATTGCGCCGGGAACATTGGCGTTGAAGCTGCATTCAAATTCTTGCAGATATTGGCTTTCGCTCATCATGCGCTGGGCAGCGGTTAACTCTTCCTCATCCAGCAGCTTGGTTTCGCTGGCCTTGTAAATCGCGTTTAACCAATCATCGTCAGCGCTGGCCTGCTCATAAAGATCAAAGAACGCATTGTGACCTTGGGGCGTGCCGAGAAAACAACACCAACCCTTGTAATCGCTGAGGGCTGGCCTGATTATCTCAGGAAACACTGACTCAGGAATGCTGGCGTACTCATCCATCACGCAACCCATTAGGTATAAGCCGCGCAGACTTTCGAAATTCTCAGTTCCAAGTAAGGATATTCTGCCGCCAGTGGGTAAATCGCAGCGCAACTCAGTTTCATTGAACTTAACGCCGGGAATGCCGCCAGCAAATTCTTTCAGATAATCCCATGCAGTAGCTTTAACCTGCTTATAACTAGGGCCAATGTAGGCGTACCGGGGGCGCGCATGTTTGGACATAATGCAGTCGCGCAGAATGTGATTGATGGCCCACACGGTTTTGCCAAAGCGTCGATGAGTTACCACAACGCCCCACCGCTTGGCCTGCATCTCGTCATGCAAGCTTTCCTGCAGAGGACGCGGCGTATATGGGATTACGATTTCCACAGAGGTTGGCCTCCGCTGGCAGTGGATGTGTGCATTCTCAGGTCGGGCCTTACGCTATAGACAGGGGCGGAAATTTCTTGCGGGGGTGGGGTTTGGGATTTCCAAAAACAACCGCAAGGTGTTGTAGGACGCATAATCGATATTATGTTAACAGTGTTATTGCTTGTTTACAACAACTTAGCTGTTTTGAGCGCTGCGAGTTATCATTATGACAATGATGGGGCGCTGATTGATGCCGAGCTTCGCGCGCGTAGATCGGCAGCTTTGGATGTGTGATATACAGGACTTTTCACCGATCACCAGAGCCAATCAATGACCGCCTTGTTGCACCGCCTGCGTTGCTTCGCCGTTGCGCGGTGGTGCTGCCCTTCTTAAAGTTTTCTTTGATCTTGTTGCCATCAGCATCAAATGCCTTGCCAAATCGTGGGAACCTTTTGCCTGTTGCTGCCTCATATTGTTTAGCCAATTGCGTTGCCGTTCCACGATCATCAGGTGATGAAAGATCAACGACCTGACCATTTTGTGCGAACCAAACAGTTGGATGATTAAACACCTGACCATCTTCTGCAATCTCAGTGGCAAGAAATTCTGTCATCTTCTTGCCAGATCCAGCATCAACAGGCTTATGTTTCTTTGGGTCAAAAGGTACTGGGCCTTTCCACTCAGCCATCTGCACTCACGTCAACATCACCACCAGCCCAGCTTATCGTGATAGCCTGCTGCTCTGGTGCATCTTCCTTGCGATCTCTGATGCCATGCGGCTGCGCCCTGCCAGTTGTCCACTTCAACGTATTGATCAGCAATGTGCGCCGTCCGTTCTCCGCGTGTTGCGCTCTTGGGTCAACGTCTGGCAACGGTGCCAACGCCACGCTGTTGATCACGTCAGCAAAGTATTCACCTTGCAGCACACGACCACGCCGATAGATCTCATAGACTTCCTCGTCCACAATAATTGCATCAGTGACTGCACGGTAGCTTGGCATGTCACTGCCCTTGCAAATGTCAATGAGCGTTTCACCTTCAGCTAAGCGCTCGGCAATCTTGCGCATAACAGTTGGGGTGGTTTTGCGTTTGCGTCCGGGCATTGCAGCACCTCCAACAAAAAAAAGCGCCCCAAAAGGGACGCCAGTGAAACAACACAGGGAATGCTATTGTAGCATCCCATTGCACATCAGGTGCTACATGGTAAATAGATTTTATTTGTATATGCGATATTTAGTTTTGGTTACACTTATGCTATGAGCGCGTTGAGGGCGGCTTAAACCAAACGTCTACCTGCGTTCTGCTGTTTATTTATCCAACATACACCGCCGCCCTCACGATATGCCCATGACATTCGCCAGCTTATCTAAGCCATCCCGCAGCCTTTCGATGCCCATCCTTGGCGGCAATCTGTAGCGCTTGGCCCAGCTGTTGGCACTCTCGCACTCCACGACAACAGCACGCACCACGCTGACATGATCCATGCCCAATGCTTGCTGCAGCTTGATGTAATCGCTGAACGCATACTCATTGATCCCGCCGCCGCCACCGCCATCGACGATAATCCTATCGTAGTTTGACGTGACCCTGCCAGCCTGTCGCGTCTTGTCAAACAGCACATAGAACGCATGGGCAGCATCGTATTGCCGCTGGCTGACCAGCCCCCTTGCACGGTATCGATCCATTGGCGTTTGCCGCGAAATGTAGGCCCGTTTGACACTGCCTAACCTGCCGCCATCCACTGTCTCATACTGCACACCGTCAGCCTGCCGCAGCGCCTCTGGTGTGCCGTGATCAGCCCTGCTTCTGGCCTCGTTCAGCGGCTTGGCTTTTTTCTTCTTTCGTACCATCTTTTAACCTTGTGAATAATCGGCTGCATGGGGCCGCATATCGTTCGGCCCTATGGCACCCTTACCGTTAGCCTTAGATGGCGCTGTAGGGGGCCTCTCAGACTCTCTCAGGGCTAACTGCGCGCCCAATCCTGCGTACCCTGCAATATCTATCCATGAGTCGGCGTGATTTGGGCTTTCTTGCAGCCTTGCAATCTTTACTTGGATCATCACCAGCGCCATGTCGGATGCGCTCAAGTTTCCGTCAGCTTTTTTAATGATTGGATTGACCAGATCTGCCATGCGTTGGAAGCTGCTTTGAGCGTCACCATAATCTTTGGCGCGTTGGCCATGAATTAGACTGATCGCCCTTTCCAATACGTCCAACGCCTTCATTGCTCCCACGCCTTGTAGACCCAGCAGTCATTGCGCTCACGATGTCCGACCCGGTAAGACAAATTGTCCTCTTGCACGACGCTGCGCCGAGTGATGCACACTTTCTCGGCTAGGCCAGCCACAGTCAGTGACTTGATCAGGTTGGCGCTCTTGTGCGTGCTGATCGATAAGCGCTCTGCCAAATACTTTGCCGTGCATGGCCCAGCTTTACGCATCTCGTTCAGCAGGATGATTGCGTCATCGTTGACTTGCCGTCTGACGTATGTCCGATCTATCGGCAGCACTTGCCGCCTGACTTGCTTTGCTTGCTCACGTTCAAACTCCAGCATTGCCTTGCCCAACGCTGCCTCTGCACCGGGCCGCAGCACGTCGACGGGTAGACGCTGTGCTGTACGTTGTAAAATTAGATCTGTACTTGTTGTCATTTTTTTACTCCTGTTCTAGTTCATGTTTACGTTTGCGTATCGCGTCTAACTCGTCAGCGTTCCAAACTGGTAAAATCCAAGGATTGCATCCCTGCTCGTATAAAATTCGTCGGCGGTTTGCGAACCCTTCCAACTCGCCAAGACAAGTGATCTTATTTATCTTCAGAAGGAATATTTCATGTCTATCTTTCACCGCAGGATGACCCGATTTTGAGCGATGGAGGAGGGCGGAGGATACCTAAAGGTATTTCCTCCACCTCCTCCACCCATTCGCCGCTGGAGGTTTAGGCGGAGGAAAGCGGAGGAAAGCGGAGGAAACACGCTCTCAAACCCCTTATTTATATGACGTTCCATTTTCCTCCGCTTTCCTACGCTTGCCTGATTTTGTATTTTGACGCGCAAAGCCAAAAATGCTCGTCATTTGCCGCTAAATGACCGTCACTTATCATCACCGAAACGGTCTCTCTGAACGTCCCTCTTTTGTTTTGCGTGGTGATTTTTCCGTAGAAATGTGACCGCAAATCTGCCTCTGAAATTGCCCATCTGGTGCCACTATCTGGCCACCCTGCGCCGCTTGGATTTGGCGCTCCAATGCGCTCCCCCTGCAACTGCATGAAGCACTCCACCAGCAGCTTGCCGTTCTTTGACATTGGCTTTCGTTTGGCGTCTGCTATCTCGTCGCCTTGCACTGGCTCAATCACGCAGGTGGTTACGTCATCCCCATCCTGATCAACGCCCAACGTAATGACATCCAGCTTGAACGCGAACTCTGCCCCGGTTTCCATATCCCTTTGCTTTGTGGCGCGCGCAAACCGCAAGCCGTCCTCTTTGCTTAACTCCATTTCAATTTCGGTATCTGTTGCGGCGCGCAGTGAGCTATGCCCTCTTGCCCCTGCCGCAACATCCTTGCCGCTGTGATGAACCAACATGCAGTGCGCCCCGGTTGTTGCTCTCATGGCGTCTACGTTGCTGATAAACGCCGTCATATCCTCCGGGCCGTTCTCATTGCCCCCTGCCATTGCGCGAGACACAGTATCAACCACAATCTGGACGCAATCCTGCCCTGACGCTTCTTTGATTTCCTCGACTAGCGCTATGATTTCAGCAAGATCAGCATTTGGCCGCAACAGATCCACCGGGCTGGGCCTGATGTATAGCGGCACGTCGGTGCGCTCATACTTCTGCGCCAGCGCGTATATCCTGTTGTGAAAGCTACTGCCGCCCTCTGTTGCCAGATACAGCACTGGCCCACCTGATACCCTAAACCCGTGCCACATTTCGCCTGACGCGACATGCCAAGCCATATCCAGCGCAGCAAATGACTTGCCCACATTGCTTGGCCCGTACATCACCGACATCTGACCGCAGCCCAGCCATCCCTTTATCAGATAGTTTGCTGTTAAGATTGGCCGCGCTTGTGACGGGGTAAACACCGTATCCAGCAGCTTGGTTTCCAGCGCATCTTTGACGGCCTCTGCGCCTTGCGCTAGCAATACATCGTTCCAATCATGCCCTGCTGTGCTTGGCGCTTTCCATTGCAACCCCGTTTCTTTGGCGGCTTTGATCCCGGCTGCATCATTATCTGCCGCAACAAACAGATCAGCTTCCGGGCGCAACTCTTCTAGTATTGCCGCCACCTTGGGTAAGTTCCCGGATGACAGGCAGAACACCGCAGGACGCCCTGTAGATAGCGCCACTGACGCTGCTGTGGCCCATCCCTCGCATAGGTACGTTCTGCCCTCGACAGCCCCGTTAAGCACCGCAAACGACCCATCTGTCACCATGCCTGCGGTAAACCGCTTGGTGCCGTCTGGCTTAATTGTTTGACTGCCAACTTGCTTGCCGTCTTTGGCGATCACCTTAATGACTACGCTGGTATCCACCACAGCAGCGCCATACAGCGGCACTCCTTTAATATCGTGGTAAAGCTGCGAACTACTGCCATGCTTGGCAAACGGGTTGCCGTTAATCCTTGGCATTGGCGCTATTGGTTCACCTTTTATGAACTCTGGCCAAGCACCATCGTCGCGCATTGTTTGCGTCAGGTCTTTAAAATTGCAGCCTTGATTGCAGTTGATCCGCACCACGCCTGCTTTTTCACTCATGTAAAACCTGTCGGTGCCAATGCATTGGGGGCATGGCCCGTTGTAATGATTAACGCCAGTTTTTTTTAGGTTATATTTGGCGACAATCTTTGGTGCCCATTCGTGCCACCATACCGGATGATTTGACATCTCTTTACCCATTTTAAAGCCCTGTTGGTCTGTGCGTAGGGCGGCGCAAACCGCCCTTGCTGCGGTTTAAAACGGGATTTCATCATCGATCTGATCAAACGCTTGGGCGGCTGGCGGCGGTGCGCTGGGCGTTGATTGGTTGGGCAGGCCAAACGGGTTGCCGCCCACAGCCTTGCTGGCAAACGGGTTGCCGCCTTGGCTGTCTTTGCGTTCAGCTAATTCCAGAACCATAATGTCGGTAGGGCGCAAGCCAACGCCTGCTTTGCCTGCGTAGTTCCACGGCTTGATGATAAACTGAACGCAGATTTTTGACCCTGTGGTTAGCTGAAAGTCAGGCTGTGCCGCAGATCCGTCTTGCATCCATTGCTTGGGCTTAGAGTTAGCATCGCCATACGTTTTCTTTGTGATCTTGGCGATGTAATGCCCGGTTTCATCTTTCTTAAACACGTCATCCAAAGACTTTGGCGTCCAATCCTTCCAATCGTCTTTGCGCTGGGCGTTAAACTCTTTGCGCATTGCCCCTGCCAGCGCCTTTGCGTCAGCTTCGTTTAGCACCACGTTGACCTCGTAACTGCCCTCAACATCTGTGGCGTCAGTGGCCACGCTGCGGTTTTGTACGGCGTCAAATTTGTAAGCCCTGTCTAGTTTTGGCCATAATGCTTCGACGTTTTCTAGTGCGTAAATCATATCTATCTCCTCTGTATGATGTATATTTAGACTTGTATGGTCAGATCAAACCCGCATATGGAAACGCTCTGTCAATACGGGTTTAATAAGTTTATTTGTCAGACACGCTCAAAGCTCCACCCAATCAGGCCAGCCAGTGGTGTACTCGCCAGCTTCTTTGGCCTCTGCGATCAGCTTCAGCGTATCCAACATGATGGCGTGGCCGTGCCGCAGCGTGTCTTGGCTGATGTCAAAGCATTGCACTGCATGTGGCGCGTTGCTTTCGACAGCGAATATGTTGGCGGTGTCTACCTTGATGCCTTCGATGCCACAAACGTACAGGTAAAACGACATCTGTATGTGATAGCCGTACTTGTAAAACGGCCCGTATGGCGATTGCCAAGCGCTGGGCGCTGCTGTCTGGCATGTTTTGACATCCATCAGCGTGCGCAACCGCTCGTTAAAACCATCAGGCTTGCACTTCAGATCCAGCTTTGTCTCCGGGCATGTCACATAGATGCTTTGCTCTATCTGCCAGCCATCCATGCTCCACAGTTCCTCGACCTGCATGTTGTCCCGCAATGCTTGGGTAGCCTTCTCAGCCCGGTGGTATTCTTGGACAGGCAACAGGATCTGGTCTGGCCCCATCCCGTCCTCTAATTCAGTCCATGCCTTGCCGCGCCGCGTTTCTGGGCCCCGGTGAACAAGGTTCTTTTCGGGCTCCAAAAAGTTGGCGTGGACAGCGCTACCAAATTGCATTGCTGGCGATGACTTGACCTCAGTGCCAAACCAGTGCGCCACTGAGTTAAGCGCGACAGACTTCACGCTGGTGCTGCCTATCGCATCGTTGGCGTGGTATGCCTCGTTTGTTTCTGTGGTGATCATGCTGCACCGCGCATATCTGCCAGCGTTTGCATAATAAAGTTGGCTGTCTTGCGGCCACAGTTTTGGTGCCGCAGCCAATGCTCCAGCTTGAGGTCAAACAGTTTTGCTGCAGGTGTGTCCAATACCTCGCGTTTAACTACTTTTAACGCTCGGCCTCTTATGTGCATACCTTCAGGTGCATCCCAAATGTAGTCAATAATATCTCGCGCAGTAACTGCAGCAACGTCTGGCAATTCAACAGGGTTTTCCACCTCATCTCTGGTGCGCGCGTCATGGCTATATTCTTCTGGCACCTTATCAATTATGTAGTGGATGCAATCAATAAACTGCTGATGATGAGCGATGGTTTCCTTGAGGTACTTGTGTGCTTCAGCGCGCACATCCACTGCCGCTGCTTTACGGTTGTCAGTACAAGCCAGCACGTCATGCGCCCACTTGGTATTCCTGTCGCAATTGCGCTTAATGAAGGCTATGACTTCACCGCCTGCGTCCTCTGCTTCACTCTTGGTCATCATGTTCTCCTTCAATTTGACCCTCTCCTTGGCAAGTGGGACAAACCTCTTGCCGCTCTTCCTCGTATCCAATGTCCCGGCTAAACGACTGACGGTGGTACAGCGTGATGGTGATGTACTTATCGCCATTACATTCCGGGCATGTGATCATCCTGTGCATTCCCCGCCATCCGCTTGGCAGAGGTACGCTTCATCGTCGAATATCCAATCAGACTGACGCTGCACAAAGTCACCAAGCTGGGCATAGCTTCTGCTTTTGTGGAACGTGCTGCCCTTTAATTGCTCTTGGTTAGCCCACCACTGCATATGCGCAGGATCGTCCCGCCAATGCGCAGCCAGTGTGGCCTCTGATTTAAGGAAGCATCCCACGCAATTGCCGCGACCCGGCGCTATCTGCAGGTCAAACGGTTGCTTGCCCCAGAACGCCATGACGTCTTGCTTGGTGGCTAGTGCGTCAGCTAGTGGATACCAGTTTGACCAGCGCTTATCTTTGCTGTCGCGCACTCTGTGGCCTTCATCAGCACGAATGCCAACGGTGTTAACCCATGACTGCCAGCCTTCGCTGACGAGGTAACGCTTGATTGTGCGCACCTTCATTTCTTCTGTGCAGTATCGGGCTTGCTGGTTGGGCAGGTATCCATGCTTGCTGTCGATCAGCGCTTGGAACGGCTCACCATTACGGCTGGCAGAGTTGTGGCTGACTGTTTCAAACGCCACCTTGCCATCAACCCGGCGATACTCCAGCCATGTGATCTGCACGTTCCAGCGGTCAGAGCAAGCCTGCACAAAGTCTAGCGTGGCGTCATCCTCACGCCCTGTGTTGCAAAAGATTACCTTGCAATACTCTGGCAAGCTGCCATTTGCCGACAGAATTTCATGCAGCATATAGCCTGACGTGCGCCCACCGCTGAATGAAATCAATGTCGGCTGATCTGGCAGCTTGTACCTCATCCCAGCGCCTCGCCATATGCCGCCATCAGCAGCGCTTCAGCTCTATGTTCATCTTTCTTGTGACGCAGACGTTGGCTGACTGAAGGGTACAACTGCTGGGCCATCCTGCGCGCACCATCCTTGTCGCTTGGCACGGCTGCATCACGTTTCCACTTGGCTGGCGTGACAATCCTGTGCGGTGTTTTAGTGGCGATGAGGCAGGTTAAGATCTGCCCATATGCAAACATGATCTTGCCTGCTGACACGATGCCTTGGCCGGGTCTGGTGCTTTGCTTTTCCACCACACACAGTTCAATTTCGACAGAGCGCAGGATGTCCATAAGCTGCTCTGTATCGACGCCAGCTTTGGTAAACACAGGCAGGTCATGTACTTCAGCCCAGTTGCCTTGCAACAATGCCACGCCGCCAGTTGACCAGCCCGGATCTATCCCTGCAAATATCAATGTGTTTCACCCGCAGCTTTGACTGACGCTTCATGCAAATCATCGTGCATATTAAGATGATTACGCAGCGCGACCTCTACTTCACGGGACGTATCACGATAATTTTGCAGCGCTTTTAGCTTCACTGCGCGTATTATGTGATCTGGTAACTTAATGTTAAATTGACGTTTTTTCATTTATCTCACCTGTAAGGTAAATTTAGACTTGTATGACATGGCAATTTATCTGTGTAAATATTGAATTATTAGACTTGTATAAATTAATAACATGTGCATTTTAGACAGTATGATTTGTCCGAGATCATGCTGATATTAATTAATCGGCTGCGGCGACGACACAGACCGCAGAGTGGAGGTGAACTAAAATGCAGACGATAACATCGCCTTACCCAACCGAAAGAGGAAACGTGCTGTACTTGAAGTATGGCAAGCACGCTGGGTCAACGGCAAACAAAACTATTTGCACGATGCTTGCATCTGCTTCGCTGAGTACACCATCGGTTGCAGCATCAGGCGCAACCACGGTCTGGGCTAACGGGCCAGCAGGCCCACCATCATTTCATTTTCGATCCAACGCAAAACAAAAACAATCACAACACTGGAAACAGAAAATGACCACACACACATGCGCAGCTTACATGCGCGACACTGACGATGGCCGCGAATTGCGCAGCTACATTAAAATGCAGGACGATCTGCACTCACCAAAGTATTTCCGCGAGGCAGAGGATCACAGCAGAATGCAACCGCAAGATCGCCCGGTACTTTGGCGCGCCATAGAGCATTGCCAAAAAACAGGTGCAATGTTCGTGGCCGTCAAGCTCAACAACTTCGGCAAAACAAAAGCTGAAGCGCTGCGCTTTCTCAAGCAGGCAAACGTGCAGTTCCGAATTGAGCGCAGCCCGTCATGCAACATCAACAACATCGACATGGCTATCGACTTTGCCGAGGATAACATCAACGCTGTGGCTGCGCGCACGAAAGCAGCGCTGGACAAGATCCAAAAACAATTTGGCGATGGCAGCGCGCACATATCACACAAGGGCAATATGATCACCAAGCTGGGTGCGCCTGACCCCAGCATAGCCAACAAGCGCAAATCTGAAATCGCGCTTAAAAGAACACTTATGTATTTCGACATGCTGTATACATACAGAAAGCAAGGCATGTCATTCCAGCGCATCGCGGATGAACTGAACAGCCACGGTGTGCCAAGTCCTACTTCAACAAAGAATAATCCAAAACTTTGGTACGCCAGTGGCGTGAGTAATTATTACAAGCGAGGTCTAGATGCCCACAAAAATAAAGCCAAACGCAATGAAGCGGTCTGACGCCGCTGACTTCTGCGGAATAAGCGTCAGCCAATTTGGCAAGATGATTAGAAACGGCACAATGCCAACAGCGCGCAATGCAGGCGGTGCAAAGATCTGGCTTAGGACAGAACTTGAGGATGCACTGACGGCATTGGCGCTGGATGGGGAGAAGGATGAAGAATGCGACACAAACAAGGTGTTTGGTATCGCCACCTAAACAGATCTGGCCAGCACAAGAATGGCCATGACCGGTACTACTTTAGACCCAAGCAATTCCGGGGCGCTTTGCCTGCGGCTTGGAAAATGCCAGCCGCGCCTTTGCGCTCGTCTACGTTTCTGCAATCCTATGCTGAAGCGCTGACACTGTGGAACCAGATGCAGCAAGATCCGACATGCACTGGCCACACAGGCGTTGCACCGGGATCACTGGCTGAAGCTGCGGCAGGGTACAAGGCAAGCCACGGGTTTAGCCTTCTAGCCCCTGCCACACGCTCTGTGCGGCGCAAGAGGCTGGAAGGCATGATTGATCTGTACGGCGCTGCACAGGTGTCAGGCTTGCAGGCAACACACGTCAACAAAGACCTGTCACGTTTCGACGGTCATGCGCAACGCAATCACCTTAAAATGTGGCGGCACTTCGCTAAATTTTTGATGACTGAATATGGCATTGCAGATCCTACGGCTGACATCGCACGGGCAAAGGTAGCACAGTCAGACGGGCATGAGCCGTGGTCAATGGATGACGTGCAGCATTTCCGCAAGATGTACGGCTTGGATCAGGCACCCCGGCTGGCAATGGAGCTACTATATTGGACAGGCGCGCGCTGTAGTGATGCAGTCACGCTGGGCCGTGGCCATGTTACGCGGGATGGCTGGCTGTCGTTCAAGCAAAGCAAAACTGGTGGCCAAGTTGACATTCCTTTTGACCGCCCACTGCCTGCGTTTGCGCAAGTTGATGCTGGCGATCTGCAAATGCTGCACGCCGCAATCGATGCCCAGCCTGTCAAGCACATGACGTACCTATGCACAGCACGAGGCGCGTCACGATCAGAACACGCTGTCAGCAATTGGTTTGCTGGCAAAGCGCGTGACGTTGGGCTGGACAGGCGCACAGCACATGGCTTGCGCAAATCTCGCGCAATCCGCTGGGCAGAACTTGGCGCAACATCTGTGCAGATCGGCGCGTGGACAGGCCACGAATCATTAAAGGAGATTGAGCGCTACATAAAGAAATACAGCAGGCGCGCAGCGCTGACAGGGGGTGCTATTACTCAAATAAAGTAGTTGAGATTTAGCACGTAAAGTTCCAAGATAAATTAGTTGGAACTCTGACAGAAAAAAAAGAAAGTGAAATCAAATGGTTAATGTATGTATGGCGACCCCGGCAGGACAGCCGCAAGTAAATAAAGACAATCAGTTATGCAGAAAACTTGGAACTCTGGCGCGCACAGATGCGTATGTACCTCAGTGTGTTGACCGCAAAAGTTCCAACTTTCTGACCATCATTTTAGAGTTTATCGCTGTGCTGGCGATCATGCTGGGATCAATTATTGCCGCGTGGTGTGTGGCGGTGATCTTATGATCCGCGATACCAACCACCCGCTATTTGATGAGGTTGCTTATGCCCACGTTCACGCGCGTGCGCAGGTGCTGGCTGATGAGGTTAACCGCGTTGGCTGGGAAGAGATCATTGATAGCAGCGCGATGGCAATCCGCGCGATGATGTTGCGCATGAATACCAAGCGGCTGCGCAACGACACGTTTTACGCTGGCGTCATTGATGGCCAGCTTGGCGTGATCGTTAGGAAGGGTGCCAAGCATTAATAAAATGCAGAAGGTGCAAATTTATTTTTATTTACCGCTTGCACTGAGGGGCGATTGCCCCTACATTAATATGCATAGGGGCATGACGCCCCGCCAATTTCAGGAGATACGAGATGAAAGATTTATTTGAGTTTGAACCAGCTGAAGATCAAAGCACAGATGACCAATGGGTGTTAAACAGCAATTGGGATATTGCTGTGCAGGTGTGCCCATATGACGCCGAAACGCCATATACAGTCACAAGGGCCGTTAAAATTAGTATTGATGATTTTGCCCTTGAAGGATTTGGTAGCTACGCAACTTTAGAACAAGCAATGTCAGAGGCTGTAAAACTAAATAATGACACCATCACAGCTTAAACAAGCTCGGCAATCGTTGGGCCTTACGCAGTCCGATTTGGGCCGTCTGTTAGACACAGACGGTCAATCGGTGCGCCGTATGGAAATGCCTAGCGAAGCAAAAACCAGCCGACCACCAGCCCCACGCATGGTACGGCTCGTACAAGCATATCTTGATGGGCATCGCCCTATGGATTGGCCTGACTAGCCTTTACTTGACTTGCCCATCAGGCTTTTCTTTTTCTTTGATTTAGGAAAGCCTGCTTTCATATTCGCGTATGACTTGTCAGAGATCGTGCTTTTTGCTTTTGATCTTGACGTGCCTTCTGCCTTGCGTTTGTTAATATTCTCATACAGTGACATTACGCTTTCCTTTCGTTGCGTCTGCTGATTGCCTTGCCCTTCGCCACAGCGTCAGCCTTGCTGCTGGCACCCCATGCCCTCAATGATGACAGCAATGGCGTTGGCTTGCCGTCTGGCGTTTTCTGCGGCCCCGGCATCTTGCCCATCCTCTGCAAGAATGCTGCGCGGCGTGGGTTGTCTCCGCTTTTTACTGGTGCGCCCATTACAGCCAATCCTTTACGTCAAAGCATGGGCAAGCCTTGGCAGCATATTCGTTATGCCCGGATACTTGCTGGATCTCAGGGTGCTTGTCTTTCAGATCGCCAATGAGATCCCGCAACGCAGCCTCTTGTGCTGGCGTGTAGTTCTCTTCAAACACGTCATCTTCCTGACCACCGCGACCACCGCACAGGGTAACGCCTATGCTGCCCTTGTTGCGTCCCCGGCAGTGTGCGCCGCTGCGTTCAACAGGACGTGCTGTGCCGACCTCGCCAGCGCGTGTGATGACGTAATGATAACCGCAATCGCTCCAGCCGTTGTCCTCAACGTGCCACCGGGTAAGTTCAGCAACCACATCAGCAACGGGCCTGCCTTCCATCCAGTTGGCGCGAGTGGCTGTGCAGTGAATAATGATTTCGTTTACGGCTCTCATTTCTTCTGCTCCAATATCTTTTCTAGTTGTTCTCTGATCTGTTGCTGCTGACGCTCTAAAGCCAGCCACTGCTGATCGATCTCTGAGTGTGGGTTGTGCAGAGGGATCACCTTGTCGGTGGTCATTTCTTGCCAAAGAATTTGCTGACAGATCGCATCCCTATGCTGGCTGATACGATGCCGCCCAGGGCGATCTGATACCACTGAGGCATGGCCTCTAATGACGCAAAGCCACGGGCCACTATGGCGTTGCCCCAATCCCCACAGAACGCCAAGATCAACGGGATGCTAAACAGCAACGTGATCCACTCGTCTTTCCAGCTATTCTGTGTGCCGCGTATTGCTTCGATGTCCCAATCAATCTCACCAGTAAGCTGCTTTTTCTTGATCTCAGCCTCGGTCAGTTTGATCTGCGTCTTGCTGTCGATGACAGACGTGGCCAGCCCGGTGAGACTGCCGATCAGTTGCGCAATCATTTCTTGCCACCGCCATTGAGATACAACCCAAACCAAGCTGCGCCTGCGCCAACGATCACTGAGACAAACCCGGCTTGTGCGTTGTTAGGATCGCCCAGCCCCATGAACCAATTGCAAGTCTGGTAAAATACAATCATGTAGCTGACGATCAGCAGGCGTGGCACAATGCGCCATGCGTCTAATTTCTCTGGTGTCATTCGAAACCCCTTCCAATCCCGTCTAAAATCTCGCCCAAACTTGGACGCTTATCTTTGCGCTCATAAAGGCAGGACATCCGCTTGGGACACTCGGAGAACGACAAGGTTGGGAAGTGATAACCCAACCCACCGTAGCCTGCGGTGAAGCGATAAACGCAAACCTTTTGACCATCCCGGTCAGTAAATCTTTTCCATAGATGACATTGCACATGGGTGGGGTTTGCCACCCCAGCCAATGCGACTGACAACACAAGCGCCGGGATCACGTCAGGAACAACCACACGCCAAAGATCATAGTGGCTACCAGTAGGACAAACAGCGCTACGGCTGCGCCAAGTTCAAGGCGTTGCTGCATCTTGGCTCTCCTTGCTTTCTCTGCTTCCATGCGTTCCCGCTTGATCTGACCTCGGATCTTGAGCAACTCTTGCCACGCATAAAATCCGCGCGTCATCTTCACAACTTTTTCAAGTTCGCGTTCCAAGTCCTCGGCCTTTTTTAACGCCGCGAAAGTCTCTAAGGCTTCCTCGTTTGCAGATGTGAAGGGTGATTTCTTTTTCTTCTTGTGCTCGCCGCGAACCTCATCGATTGCGCCCCACATTTTGCCAATATCTGACATCATTGACTGAGCATCTTTGCCCAACTTGACACCGCTTTTGATCGCGGCAAACGCTGCCACGGCTACGCTGATAGGTTCCATTGCGCGGCCTCTTATGCTTCTGGGGCTACCCGCTTGGGAATGCAGTACGCCAACGCGCGATCCTTTGGCGTTTCATAGCCGTATCGTTTAACCAAAAGCTGCGCAGCAATTAGGCAATGCTGGAGATTGCTAAACTCAACCTCTGCTATTATTTGCCTATCTGCGCCAATACCTTGCCATAAGATAAGTACAAATACGTGTGTCACTGCATCTTGGACAGGATAGTCAGCAGCATAACGATTGATGCGCCAGATGTGCAAATCAGCACGGCCTCCAAACGCTTCACCCTGTTGAACAGGTCACGAAAATTGACCTTGGCTTCCGTGCGCAACTCGACGATCTGCAATTGCATTTCATCTATGCGCTGGTGCGCGCTGCTGACTGTACGCTTGTCCATCATTTAGGCTCAGTCGGCCAAGTAATTGCGCCCGGTAGCTGGCTCGGAACATCACGTAGCGCCTGCCGATACGTGCGCCACTCGCTTGACAGGGTTACATCTGATGACGCGCGCCAATCACATGCAGCTAGTTTGTCATCACGTTCTTTACGCACCTCTGCAGCTTGACGTGTCGCAGCACCAGCCGCCCATGCCGCTTCCTCTGCATCACGCGCAGTTTCTTCTTGGGCAGTGAACTGAACCATGTTGCCGTTAACGTTGTGGTATCTTGGCATTACTGTCTCCTATGCGTTCTTAATCCCAAACATGGTGATTTCACCACTAGCAATATTTCCTGAACCAAACTTAAATTGAATGGCATTTACAGCAGTAGTGCTTAGATAAACCGATCCGCTTGAATTATATACCGTAGTTCTAAGAATGCCGCCTGATGCCGTCATTAAAACGGCAGAAGTTTCAGCATAAGTGTAAGCTGCAAATGCGGGACTATAAACGAAGAAACGACCACTTATGCCGTATTCGTTTGTGTCATTACCTAGAGGGTCTCCCGCATTGATAGAAAAACTGGTTCTATCAGTAGTGTTTGGTTGGTGATAATTACCGTTTGTGGTGTCATAAGAACTACCGCCATTTGTACTTGCATAGGCAAGAAGTTCTTGACTGTCCGATACAGGCTTAACATATTGCATATAAAAGACGTAATGATCAAAACTGCTTGCGTCAAAGCCTGTGAAAGATACTGAAGCTGCATCGGAGATAGCGCCCGAAGAAGCTATAAACTCTGTGCCACCACCTCCAACGCCAGCCGTCATATATGTTTTGACTGTTTGCACGTTGGTCATACGCATCGTGCCAGCGTCATTAACAAGCAACCCATCTCCGTCAGCAATGGCAGTTGTACCTCGCGCTGTGCCGCCGTCAATTAGATTGATTTCAGCGGCGGTTGCGTTGACACCAAGGTTTGTCAGCGCCGTTGCTGCGTTTGAAACATCACTAAGGTTGTTTGTGTTAATCAATGCGCCGCTGGTATCAAACGCCGCTGCTACCCAAGCTGAACCATTGTAGACCTTTAGGCTATTGCTGGACGTGTTAAAATACAGATCCCCGGTAGACAGATTGCTAGATGGATCTGAACTTGCAGCGCCGTGATACTGCGATTGGAATGTGCTTAAACTGCTGGCCGCAGATGTTGCAGATGATGCCGCTGCGGTTGCAGATGATGCCGCCGCTGTTGCGCTAGTGGCCGCACCAGACGCCCCGCTCGATCCTGCCGCATCTGTAGCTGAACTGGCCGCTGCCGTTGCTGAACTAGCCGCTGCTGTGGCGCTGCTTGCCGCTGCCGTGGCAGACGTCGCCGCCGCTGTTTGGCTAGTGGTCGCAGATGCAGCATCGACAATCAAAGACCACTTTGCGCTGTCTGTGTTGGTGGTAAGCGGCTGTGATCCGCTGGACGTGTGCGCCGTAACGCAGATAAAGATGTTGCCAGTGCTGGTGTCCTTCACCAGATCCCGCACGGCATATGTCGTGCTTGCTGCCCAATCCCCGCGATACGTCCCAAGCTCCTGCGCGATAGATAGGTTGCCACTGCTGTCGAAGCTAAACAGCTTGTTGGCCCGATCTGTCGCGCTGACGGTAAATTCGCTATCAGCAATGACGTTTGTCTTTGATGCCTTGATCGATCTGCCAATTTCCTCGTCATGCGTCTGCACCATAAATGTCAGCTTGTCTAAAGCATCTTCCATGCTGCCAGCCGGGAAAGGATCGTTTGGCACCAGATCCAGCCCTTGCAAGTTTGGCTGTACCCGCAGGATTGTCAGGGTGGTGCCTGATGCCGGGGCTGTGCCCATCGTGACATTGCCGCCAGATGTTTCACCTACGCCGCTGACAGTGTAGTTGGTGGTTAGCTGCTGGACAGTCTCTGTGCCAGCGGCTGACCGCAAGATGACAGACAGATCGCTGCTGGCAAATATTTTAAAGTTGTAGGCAAAGACTGTAGTTGAGCCGTCGCCGTTGAACTGTACTTTTTGGTTTGTTGACGTAACGGTCATTGGTTGCCTCTCTCAAGTATCTTTTGCGCTTCTTTCCTGCCAAGCACGGCGTTTTTCACTTTTAGGTTTTCTGGTCTGTTTATAATTTCGTTAAACGCTTGCTCAAAATAATCATTGTTTAGCTTGCGTATTAACGTCAGCTTTTCCTTAGTGGTGCTTTCCAAATATGGATCGTCCTGCACCAGTTTACTGAGCGCCTTGCGGAATGTCAGATCGTCATACTTCCGAACCTGAGTAATGTTCTTTGCTTGATTAACCAGTTGCATCTGATCGCCAAAAGACAATTGGATGCCTTCCATTTGCTCTTTGTTGGTCAGCGGCCATGTTCTGGCTATAGTGGACAGCCTGATCAACTCAGCTTCTAAGATGGTGGGTGATTTGCCGGGTGTGATCTTAATGCCAGACACGTTGTTAAAGATCGCCATCTTTGGATTGTTTGCCAAGCTAAACGCATCAGCGCCGCGCGCATTGCCTAGCGTGTCATAGACTATGGTGTTCTTATCGCGCTCACCCTCTACGCCGGGTATCAGCCCAAACACGCTGTCTTTGCTTTGCAGCGCATCCAGCTTGCCCAGCAGCGAATGCATCCATGCCCACTCGTCATTCTTAGGCGTACCAACACGCGCCCAATCTGGCTCACCGTACAGATCATATTTCCAGCTTTTGGTGCCGTCCGGGTTATCAACCACCAGCGCCATGTCTTCCATTGTGTAGTATTCAATGTCATCCTTGGGCTTGACCACAGTAGGGTCGTTTACTCTGGCAATAGCGCGCTGGGCTGCGCTTAACGGGTTAGGAACGCCAATCGGTGTGGCAGCTTCAGCAGGGCCGCGCCCAAACTGTGCAACTGCCCCAGCGGTATCGCCGCGTTTGGCCTGATCAATCATTTCTTGAATGTCAGCCACGCCTTGCAGCATTGGCAGTTCTGAAAAGTAATCAACAGCGCCCAACACAGCAGCCGATATATATGCGCCCTGCAGTTCCGGGTCGCGCGTTCTTACTGCGTTTTGCAACACGTTGGCGGTCAAGCCAACTAATGTGCTGGCAGGGCCAAATCCATTATATGACGTATAGTTCAGCGGCCCGTTTGGAACGCCGTACTGATCATAAAGCGGCAAGCCTTCTGGAAAACCCTCGCCTTTGGTAACGTAGCTGTAAGGTTGCCAGCCGGGGGGCAATGCATCGCGCAGCTTTTTATCGCTGGGATAGCCACCAGTTATACGGCCCTCCATAGCGTCAAGAGCAAAAACACCCATGACAGCGCTGCCGACAGCCATCTTGCCAAAAGCCATCTGACGTTCTGCTGGTGTGCCTTTGTTGCCAAATATTCTAGCCCAAGCCACAAGATTTAACGGCTGGAACTCTAACGTGCGCAATGCGTCATTTGTTGGCGCTGTGGCAAACGGTAGAATAAATCGACCTACTGGTATGCCCCCAATTTGCGCGCGCTGCATAATGCCTGTGAACTTGCCGAAATCGCCAAGATCTGATTGCATAGTGTCATACTTTGCTTTGGTGTCTAGCTGGTCAGATATTGCTCTAGGATCAAGCAACACAATGCCTGCCGCGTCCTCGGCTTCAACAACAGTACCACCGTTGCGGATCACATCTTGATATGCCCGGTTGGCGGCTGTGTATAATTCGCCGCGTTGGCTGATTGTTTTAAAGAACTCATCGCCAGCCAGCAGCAAGCGAAACGGTATTCTCATGCGCTTGCCAAGGTCTGTGATGCTGCGGCTGAACACAGACTGTGATCGTGGATCGCCTTGCACAGCCGTGTAGTTATCCACGTCTAGCTTGCTGACGCCACCCGCTGGCACCTCAGTTTTATAGGCAATTGATGCCGCGCGCAGGGCGTCTTTATAGCTGTCCATCCAGCCCTTAAAGCGCAGCATGGCGTCCTCAACATAAACTTGATCAGGATCAATTGGATATGAGTCGCCAAGTATTTGCTGGCCTTTGCGAAACACAGAGCCTGTCATGCCTGCAATTATTTCTGCTGGCAGTTGGTACAACATAAAGCCTGCGGTGCCGACGATGTTTTTGACCTGTGTAGCTGGTGAAGATAGTAACCCGGCAAGGTACGCCTCGCTTACCATCTGGCTGGTTCTGGCGCTCCATCCCAAATCTGCAAACGTGTTGATTGTTTTTAATGAGCCATTCTTTTCAACGGCACCCAGCAGTTTTTTCGCCAGTTCATCGGTTATGCCTGCATCGCCATCGTTGGCCAGCATTGTCGCGGCTTCCTCATTAAAGCGCGCTAAATCTAACTCGCCATCTATTTTGATCTGAAAAGATTGCAGCGCCCGTGCAGCGTCTGTTTGAAAGCCCTTTAGCTGCAATTGAATGCCGCTGTGGATTGCAAGCTGGCGTCTGAACCGTAGGCGATCACCAGCGTCTGCTGTGCCGCCTTTTATCTTTGCCGCCAGATCTGTCAGCGTCTGGCCAGATTTTACTAGGATAGTGCGCCCTGCCACAAACTGCGCTGCGGTAAACCCACCTTCGCCAATCTTGCGGCGCAGCACTTCACGCTGAAAGCCAATCTCGTCAGCAAGGATGCCAGCCGCTTCATTCATCGTGGCGTTTTTATTCATTTTGCCGCGAGTAAGAATTAACTGCTCGTCAGTTAACTGTTCGCCTACGCCTGTGATTAGCGCTTGAACGTCATCCTCGGTGTCAATGTAGTCAAAGTTAAAGTCACCGCCATCTGCCAGCGATTTGATGTTTGCCTCATCGCGCGCCAATGCGGCAAGGATCTCGTCGGCGGCTTCCTCAGATGCAACAGCGGTGGTTGGCTTAAAGCCTCGCTCGTCAGCCGTTAACGCTTGCTGTGCTAACTTGCTTACGTCAATAGCTTCTGCGGTTTGCTCGTCTAGCGCCTCTTGTGCGGTCTTGAGCGGGTCAGCCTCTGGCGGTGTGCCGTCAGCTTTGTAACCCATTGCTTTAAATTTCTCTAAGCCTTCCGGGCTGAGTACCTGCGGCGCTAACAGCTTTTTCGTGGCGGTTTCGCTATATGCGCCAGTGTTTTGCATCACGCCCACTTCAGCAGGCGTTGGGACGCGGGATGGCTGCTGTATTGTTGGGGCATCGCTGGTGACTGTTGGGGCTGCACCTACCTCGCCGCTGGCTGGGCCTGCTGGAGTTTGCCCTGCGGCGGGTGGGGCTGGCCTTGCTGGGGGAACTGTATCCACAACAGCATCCACCGACACGCTGTTACCCAGCCTATTTATTGAAGATAGAACACCCGGCCCCGGTATAAAATTGCCCAAGCCAGCCAGACGCACGGCATTCTCCGGGCTACCCGCCATTTCTGTAGGCGCGCCACGTTGCGCCAACGCCGCGCGCTGTGTTTGCTCAGTTGCGATCTGTTGGGGGTCTATTGCCATACGGGCCTCACAATAAAAAAGAGCGCTGAAAAGCGCCCTTGTGGTAGTCTGGTGATGTGGTGGTTAGTCTAGGGCTGTTGTCAAAATATCTGGGTTAATAACGCGAATCCCAAATTCAGAATCGGGGTACTGGATGGCATCAACCCCCGCATCGCGCAAAGCTGTTGAAATCTGACTTTCTGAAGCCTCACCCTCGTCAATATTTAATTTTAATTCTAAATTATTAACAAGGTCGTAAAATTCCATTTCCGTAATTATTTTTGCGTTTTGCAAATCTATATCGAAACTTGAAACTGCGCCTTTTTTCCCTTGGTAAGTTTCTGCAATATTTTTATCTGGCGTAACACTAAAGCCCAAAGGTAAGCCCTCTGGATCAGAACGCATCTCAGGTACAGTTATTTTTTCAGGGCCACCGTGGTAAACACGAAACAACTTACTTGCAGCATCTTGTGCTTTGCTAGACATCTCTCCATCCCCCACAGCCCGACCAGCAGCCGCCACCAGTGGATCTGTGACTATTGTCGGGTCAACACCAGACATCATGGTGCTGGATAGAAAGTCAACAGCTGGGCCACGTTCTGCCATACGCAACTCTGCGTTTTGGCCAGCCTTCAGCAATGCGCTCTGCATCATGGGGATGCTTTTCTTGATTGTCTTGCCTAAGACCATGCCAACGCCTGTGGCCTCTGCTACGCCAGCCGCCATAAGCAACACGCCCAGCGCCCGGTTGGCAGGGCTGTCGTTGCGCAGCGCATCAGTATACATGCGCCAGCCCTCTTGCATATCCATGACGCCTGCGGTGACAAAATCGCCCACCCCGGTGCCAAGCACGTTTTTGTTGCCGAACACAGCATCTGCCAAGTTCTCTGACAGTGACCGCATTTCTGGTTGCTCTGATGCTATGATGCGGCTGATCTCGGCAGTATCTACGCCTTGCGCCATTAATTCCTCGCGGCGCTCATCCACGCGCAATTCAATCAATGTCTCGGTAAGCGCTGCTGCGCCGTTCTCGCGCATGGTGGGGTCAGAGTTCTGAAAGACTGTCCCGCCTTTAGATAAGATGTCCTCAATCTCGGTGGTTGATAACGGCTCAATGCTGACTGACTTTTGCTGGGTTTCGCCCATAACGCCAGACGCATCGATCAGTTGATCACTATAGCCAGCCGCCAGATAATCATCGCGTGACGATATGTTTGCGCCGCTGGCTGCGTAATTCCTGATTGATTGCAGTTGGAACTCGTCATCTTCAACAGGCAGTGCTGCATCAGCGCCCATACCCGGCATGGCTGGCGCTTCCATCATAATCTCTGGCGCTTCGCTTGCCAACGTAACAAAGCCGCCAGATGGCAACGGTGCCATCAGATCTGTGCGGCCTGTGTCAGTGTTAAAGCTAGAGCGAATGCCTTTTATCATGTCAGGCGTTGCTGTTTCTGCGTAGAGTTCAGCCTCGTCGTAGCGCTCTATTTCTCTGTCAGTGTTAAGGAAATTTGTCATTGTTGCCACTGCGCCTTAAAACGCGAACTGTTAAGAACGCGAATGCGGCCTAACAAAATTCCCTGTTGCGACTCTGTTAACACTGCGCCCGACCTCATAAACTCTCGGATGCTTTCCACGGGATTGTCTGGGTCTATAGGGAAAGAAAACGGCACTGCGCCATCGCCTGTGTTATCAAGGTATCTTAAATACCCTTCGCGTTTTGCCGCATTAAATGCGTCTGTTTGATCTTGGATTAAACTATTGCCTTCTGTTTTTATTTGTGAAGCTGTGGCGTCAGGGTTTAAAATGGCAAAATCAATTAGACCTTGGGCAACAGCATCATAGGCGGCTGTGATCGCCACGCTTACCTCGTCAGTTGATGCTGCCACTTCCTCGGTGTAGTTGTAGGTTGCTTTGGCAAAGCGCAGGAACTCGTTTACGTTCTCGTTGTTCTTGGTAAAGATCTTGTTTTCCAGAATGATGTAATCTTGAGCAGACAAGCTGCGTGTTAACTTTGCTTCCTCCAAATCAGAAATTGTTAGCTTGCCGAAATTAGCCAGTGAGTTAAGCCGAGTTTTTTCGTTTGGATTTGACGTGTCAGGAAATGACAAATTTGAACTAGTGCCGATTTGGCTGTTTAGCTTGTCACGCATTTCCGGGCTAAGATAGTTTTGCTCGTCTAAAAAGTCGTAAATCAATCGCTTGGCAGCGCTGGCACCGATAGTTGCAGCCCCTCTTGACTGACCATCTACAATGGCAAAGCCAGCTTGCGCGGAGCTTGCCGCAATCTTTGCATCTAGGTAGCCAACAGGAATAACGCGAGATAGTTCCGCATAAGTCAGCGTTTGCTTGCCAGTAAATCCTAGAAAGTAAGCCTCTTCGTTTAGCTTGTTGTTTTGCTGTTCAAGATCGCCTGCCAGCTTTTCTTGCGCGTCATAAAACGCCAACGCTGTTTTTAGATTGTCTT